CCTCCAACATTGACATTGGTACTCTGTACGTTGTACCACTACCAATTGTTACTAAACATTTTGATTGCATTATCTTTTTGATAACACCAGAAGTCTTTTTAGTCTTTTGGACTATGTTAACTTTCATACCAATTTTCATAACAGACTTAACTTTGCTTTTAATAATATCAGCAATTAAATCCTTAGTGTTATTTAAATCCTCAAGACTCATTGAGAATAATTGTTGGTTAAACTTATTAGTGTCTTTCATTTCTTGTAGTATCATATTATAACCTCTCTGTTAATTAATGTATTGTTACTGAACCGTCTTCACCGTACATTACACCGTCCTCGTCTAGACAAGTGTAAATGTATTCTTCTAAAAACTCCTCGATAGATGATTCAAACTCATCATATCCAAGTAAAGAAAATGCAAAGTTTTTATCTGCAAGTTCCTTAACTGCATCACTAACAGATGATGCACCTGTTTTAATTGTATCGATTTGTTTATCAACGGCGTTCTCAACTTCCGTCCAATAGTAGTCTTTTGTTTTACTCATATATAACCTCTCTTTCTTTAATTATATTATATGGTTTCTTTGTTATTGTCAAGGGTATCTTTTGTTCCCTCTTTGTTCTCATCTTCATCAACAATCACGGTTTGTTTGAAAAAAGATGATGGGTTCTTACTACTCCATACTTTAATCAAATTATCCCAATTGATATCATATGATTTGTACAATCCACTTACTTTATGATCTTGCAAAAACTTAACTTTTGATTTGTTAGTCTTGCACATTGCAAAAGCATCGTACACTTCTTTAATTGTTGTATCTGTTATATTCATATATACCTCTCTGTTAGTTAATATACGTTTATAATATAGGGTTATGGGTATATTGTCAAGGGTTAAAAAAGCCCCCTAAAATGAGGGTTTTGAGGGGGGTGTCCTACTATCAAAGAGGATTAAAACACCCGCTGAGCGTCTGCTGAGCGAGTTTATATCGGGTGATTCTATGTGATTCTACTCGTATTCGTTAGTTGAGACATTTCCGACCGTTCTTGTAATTGTTTTAACCCCAGCGTCATCTTTCTTAACTATCGTTCTCATTGGGGCATTTGATCTAATCTTCTTTTTAAGATTCGTTTGTCTCTTTTGTAATCGTTGATACTTTTTTGTTATATCTGCGAGTCGATCTCTCTTGTTTAATTTGTTCTCTTTTTGTTCTTTTCTAGTTCTAAATGATACATTGGCCGCAACAAGCAATAATACTGCAAGTGGGTCAAACACAAATATGAATATAATAATAAGTCCTCTGACTGCCTCATCTAACATGTCTTTAGCATTGTCACCATACACTAATTCTGCGATGTATTTTAATGGGCCTACGTCTGCCTCTATGACTAACTGCTCTTTCTCTACTGCAAACTTCTCATTATTCAGTTCTACTATCTTGAGTGTAGATGATTTAATTGCATTGTTAAGTTCGGTTCTCTCTGACTCTTGTTTCTTACGTTCCTTTAGACCACGTGTTACATATTCTTTATCGATGTAAACTTCTAATGCTTTATCTAATAGTGTTAATGTATCTTCAGCTCTTGTAATCTGTTTCTCTTCAAACGAAATTTGTTTATCTATCGTGCTGATTATAAGCTGATTATTACCTGCAGGTCTTACTTGATCTAGATGGGCTTTTGATAAGAAACCAAAGATACCAATAGAGGTAATAAAGATTAATACAATTACTGCTACAAATAGGTAGGTCCGTAATAGTTTACTAACAAACGTATTTCGCCAGTTTTGATATAACCAAGATGCTGTAACCAACTTACCAACTTCTAATGCTCCACCCATAATAGCAATCTGCAATGCAGCGCCACTAAAGATAGCCATCAATCCTACGATTGAATAGAAAGCCGCAATACCAGATATTGCCAAAGCTGTTAGTAGTGTCAGTAGTGCCATAAACATGGAAATTAGCTTCTTCTTTTTAGATCAAGTTGATGTTTAATCCATTGTTTAGCTCTACCATTCTTGACTGGTTTTCTCAATAGTCCTTTAATACGTTTTGATACTTCTCTGAACATGTCTTCTTTGGCATCGTTATTATCTACTACAATAAATCCTTGTCTAAAGTGTAAACTAAACTTACCAATGTTATTCTGTACTTGTTTCCAAGATTTAGTTACAATTGGTTCTGGTACCTTACGACCACGACTAGCATTTCTTTCTAATGCAACGTCTAATGATGTGTTAACAAATATCATGTATGTGTCATACCCTAATTGTTTTAAATCGTTAGATTGTCTTGATATTTTATCATAGTCTCTACCTGTACCATCTATGATAAGACCAAGACGACCATCAATATAGTTGTCTTGTCTTCTTGATGTAATTCTTTTTGCTTTATCTCTGATTGGGTCTCTTATGTCTGCTTCTTTATCTGGCATCTGCAAAGACAAACCTGCCTTCTTAACCAATATTTCAAAAGCATCATCTGAATTTACTGTCTTTAATCCTTGACCTCTTATTGTCTTACCTGCTACGTAAGATTTGCCAGAACCAGGTCCACCCGCAAGAAATATTGCTTTAAATATATTTGGGTCGTAAACTCCCTCGCTGAATAGTTGTTCGAATTTTATCATTTGTATGTTCTCTTAATTCTGTATTTATCTGTCTCGCTTGTGTCTGCGTTGTTCTATGTGAGTTTTGAAAAGTCATTTTTCTTATTTTACTTTGTCTTTTAGATGTCATTTAAATGTCTCCTAGATTAGTTAATAGAACATGATAAACTTTATACCAAATTAAGTGCCCTCCTATTCTATGCCTTCGACAAATTCAATTGCACCAACTGGTTCTTTTGTTACTTCGTTGAAGTTTATTGAACCTCTTTTCTCTATCGTGTTTGGTGTTGAGTCTTTTGCCAATGACATTGTTATTTCGTGATTTTTGTCTGCAACATTAAAGTTATGTCTCAATGCTGTTATCAAGTATTTGCCTTGATAGATGCTCTTACCACTTTCATCTTTCATTGGTGTTTTGATTGTACAAGTTTGACCAACTTCAAATCCTACGTGACCTTTAACATGTAGTTTAACTTCTATCATGTTATCAATCTCTCTACGTTTTGCTGATCGTGTAAGAAAAGAGTTAGTGCCAATTTCTGTTGGGGAAAATGAGTATGAGTTTTGTGTTGACGAATAGTGACTCATATCTTTACTTTCATTCTCGAAAGTTGTATGTAGATATGTTTTTGAATCAACAAAATCTCCAATGTTATTGTCGTTATCGTCAATAGGGTCGTCATTATATATAGGATTGTCTTTTTCTTGACTACCTTCGCTTCTTATAAATCTGTTAAACTCATCAAAGTATTTGTACGTATTTGTTTCATGCGACTTATTGTACAAATTAATTTTAGTTGATTTAGAAGCAAATATACCAATCGCTGTATTCAGTAATGAGTCTATGCTAGGGTTTAATTGAATTTCTATTGCTCTTTCAAAATCTTTAACTACGTTTACATGTTTTGCTTGACCTTCACCATCTAACAAAGAAACATCACCTCCGTTAAAATCTGATACTGGTTCTTGAGCAAATAAATTTGTTAATGTTGTACATCTAAATCCTTTTGATGTTTCGTAAAACAAATAACTTGGTGAGTCATTAATCTTAGAAACTGCCTCTTGCATAATCTGTCTAATTGCATCAAAAGGTTTCTTGTTTGTAAATACAACTCTTTTAATATTTTTAGATGCTTCTATCAATATAGGTTTTTTAGTATCTAATTCTGATTTTAAAATACTCTCAATAATTTTTGTAGGGGACTCTTGAAATCCTTTAGATATTTTTGATCTCTCGTTTTTAAAGTGTTCTTTTGTCGTAAAAGATAATTGATACACCATAGTTTTTACAGATGCTTCTTCCATGAAGTTAATAGAGTTTACAAGAAAGTATTGTTTAATAGCCATGTCTGGTCTATCACTAATACTTGGTGTTGTAATTTCTAGATAGATTGTATCTTGACCACGAATAAATGATTTAGAGAAAAAGTTTTGTGTATCAAACAACATAAGACTACCATGTATGTTGTTTTTGAATATATCTTCAAATAAATTAATTTCTGTGATACTACCTTTAATGTTTATTTTATCGCCATTAGAAGTCGTTATAAATGCTTGATCTAAGCTAAATTCGCCTGCATATTGTATTCCCATTTTACCTTATCCTATATTAGTAAACTGATTCGCCTACTAGAGATTTAAACTCGTTTACAAAACTACTAACAAATTGTGGGTCTAATAGTTGTATTCGTCTTAACTTATCTTGTTCAGCAATTTCATATTCGTAATTTGTAATAGGTGTTGCTGATGGGTAATCTGTATTGACAGTACCAACATCTATTTTTAATAATTTATCACCTGAAGTTTCTGTTATCTCATAGTGATGTATGCTACTAATAGCATCATCGTATTTGTCTTTTACAAATTTATTAAATGCACCAGTGGTCATTGGCCATTGACTATATCTATCTGTTATATCGTTAAACAATAAAACTACCCAATGTAATTGTACATCGTTATATAATCTATCAGCAATCATTTCTGGTGTTTCACCTTCTTTGACAATGTACGTATCAAATAGAGCTGCGTTCTGTTTTATTTTTGATCTTACTTTTACTCTTCTTAATAGATTAGTAACATCTTTAGGATTGCCATCACCTAAAGCATCATAAGGTATAAGAGGAAATTGTTCAAAATACATATTAATAACCTTCTGCTATTCTTTCTCTTGTTATTAGTTCGATTTCTCTAAAGTTTGCTTGTATGTTAGTCTCTACTGGTGGAGCACCTTCTTCGTTTGGTTCAAACGTTCTATATCTATCACCACCATATGTTACTGTAAAGTTTTCTAAAAAGCAAGTACTAATTTTGTGAAGGTACTGATTTTCTTGTCCATTGTACATATATTGTATATCAAATGTATTTGGTACCCTAAATGCTCGCCCAGAGTCTCCAACCATTTCGGGTGCCATATTAGCTCTGAAGGCGTACACAATTTTTCTAATCTCATCTGCTTCCTCTCTTGATTTTGGTATCATCTTAAAATTAAATTGAAAATTTCTTTTCTCAAACTTTTTAAATGCTAGTTCCATTCGGTTAGCAATTACCTCTCCTTGACCCATTTCAAAAACTGATCTAGCACCTTGAGCACCAGGTAGTTGATCTGCAACTGCCAAAGCACCTAGTTGTAATGAATTAATTACTTCTGGTCCTAATTTTGATAATTCTTTAGTAGTCGCATCTTTCATTGCTTGTATACCGCCACCTTGTGCTTGAATTTTACCGTATATATTTGATGCTGCGTTTGCAAGTATACCAATTTCTGAATCATGGTATGTTGCCGCTGTTCTATAAATTGCTTGTGGTGGCATGTACAACGCAATCGCTGTGTCTAATCTTATTGTAGGTTTTCTATATGAATAAGTATTTGCACCACCTTGTCCACCTGTCTTTGCTGTCGATTTTTTTCCATATGCATTTTTGGCTCTTTGACTTGGTGGAAGACTTGTATTTAATTGTGTGGCTGCCCCATTTGTATTTGTTGACTTAACTCTACTTGTACCAACATCTTTTACTAAAAATTTTGGTACGTTTGCATCTCTTTCAGCTCTCTTTTCGTCTGCTGATGAATCTGTTCTTTGTCCAAATCTAATTTGAGCATCTTCTTGTTCATTAATAAAGAACATAACATAGTGACCTTGGTTACCTGTTCCTGGTCCACCTTCAACATCTAAAGGAAACTGAAAGTTTTTAGTTGTTCTTTTACCAATTACATTTGGTGTTGCGATACCTGATTGGTTTCTACCCTTATTAAGCCCTAATGCGTCTCTTAGAAAACCTTTAGCCTTCTTTAAGACAACACCCGTACCTGTTGTTACTATTGCGCCTTTTACTGATTCTCTATTGATTAGTGACATATAAATACCTTTGTAATATTAATTATTTATATAGAAATGAGATAGTTATGGCATATAGTGGTCGTTTTAAACCTTCCCAACCTCACAAATACAAGGGTAACATCAACAATATAGTATATCGTTCATTGTGGGAACTTAAACTCATGAAATACTGCGATCTGACAAAGGCTGTCATTGAGTGGGGTAGTGAAGAGATATCAATACCTTATTATTCGCCAGTTGATGGTCGTATGCATAGGTATTACCCAGACTTCTATATGAAAGTCAAACAAAAAGATAAGTCAGTCAAAAAATTTATTGTAGAAGTTAAACCTAAAAAGGATTTAAAACCACCTCCAACTAATCCTAAGAGACGTACAAGACAATGGTTCGGAAAATGTAAAACATTTATAGTAAATAAGGCAAAATTTAAGTACGCAACAGAGTATTGCGAACTGAATGATCTAGAGTTTAAAATCCTTACCGAAGATCATCTACAACCCCGTTATAAATAATAGATATGGCACAAAGTAAGTATATCCAAGCAGTCAAGAAAGCTGTCGCAAATAGACCTCGTTCTACCCAATGGTTTAGGAACAAGATCAAAGAGTTTGGAACACCAACACAAACTCAATTAATGCGAGAGGGTAAAGTAACTGCTAGACCAAACTTTGGTAAGTTGAATATGTTCGTGTATGACCCAAAGATGAAAAAGACTTTACCTTACTATGATACGTTTCCTTTAGTGTTACCTATTGATACATTCAAGGGTGGATTTATAGGATTGAATTTACATTATCTACCTATCAATCTAAGAGTAAGATTGTTAGATAGATTAGTAGATGATACAAACAATACTAAGTTTGATGCAACGACAAAAATTGTAGCTGATTATAGATCATTAAAAAAAGTAAGATTGATTAAACCAGCAATAAAAAAATATTTAGCAAGTCAAGTGCAATCAAGATTTAGAAGAATTGATGCTGACGAGTTTACTATTGCAGCCTTATTGCCTGTGGCAAGATTTAAGAAAGCAAGTATGGCTCAAGTTCACAGAGATTCAAGGGCAATGATCTAATGGATAGAGATAGAACAAAACAATTAACTGAACACGCCAAAGTGGTGAACAGAAAAAAACAAGAATTAAATTTAAGTAGAAACCTTAAAAGAGAAGTGAACATTGGTGCTAATGGTACACAAAAATATATCATTAAACAAGGTGTTAACAAAGGTAAGGTAATAGGATAATGGCAAGATCAAGTTTATTAGACGGATTCGCATACGGAGTCATAAATGAAATATTAGCAACATTTAGAACTCAAGATGGTGGGTATGCTAGACCATCTCGTTATGAAGTTATTATTGGGCCACCAGCTAAATATGCACAATCAACAGGTGCTGGTAATAACAAGAATAAAGATGTAGTAAGAAAGACTTCACTAGAAATGGCTGCCGTTGCGTTTCCTGGCGTACAATTACAAGCCGAAGAAGATACAAACATTTACGGACCTCCAAGAAAAATAGTAAGAGGTCAAACATTTGCTGAGATAGTTACTCAAGTTAGATGTAGTCAAGACATGAAAGAAAAAAACTTCATTGATACATGGATGAGATTAGCTGCACCAAGAACAGACTTCTCTATTGGTTACTATGCTGATTATGTTGGTACAATGCAAATATTTCAGTTAGACAATGAAGATAAGAGAAGATATGGTGTAGAATTAGTTGAGTGTTACCCAGTCAATATGGCCGAACAAGCGTTAGATTATTCAACTCAAAACTCAATACAGTTTTTGAATGTTACCTGGGCATATAGATATTGGAAAAACTTA